GAACGCCGCAGATGTCATAAGCCATCAGGTTTGGCATTGCGCGGCGAACTAGATCGATAAGAACTGGGTTCCAGTAGGTCTTATCTTTGCAATGAAGAGCCGTTATCAGGGTGGTTCAACTGCAAATCGTGAAGCTCTCTTCAACGAAGCAGAAACCAAATTCTCTGGCGATTCTTCCGCAACTCATGACTCTGATAACCCATCAGGTCTGCTTGGAATTACCGACTCCAACAGTGATTCATCCATCGACAACGATCGTATTACTTCGACGTTTGCTGGTGGTATGCCAACAGACGACGCTGAAGCACTTGGTTCAGCCGGTGGTTCTTCATTCAATGAAATGGGCTTCACCATCGAGAGAGCAACAGTCACAGCGAAAAGCCGTGCGCTGAAAGCTGAATACTCGCTGGAACTGGCTCAGGATCTTAAAGCTATTCATGGCTTGGATGCTGAAACTGAGTTGGCAAACATCTTGTCAACTGAGATCTTGGCTGAAATCAACCGTGAAGTTATTCGTACGATTAACTCACAAGCTAAGACCGGTGCACTGCAGTCAAACACTGCTGTCAATGGTATCTTCAACATCCAAACAGATGCTGATGGTCGTTGGTCAGTAGAAAAGTTCAAAGGTCTGATTCTTCAGATCGAGCGTGAAGCTAACGTAATTGCTAAAGAAACACGTAGAGGTAAAGGTAACTTCATGGTTTGTTCCTCTGACGTAGCTTCTGCACTTGCTGCTTCAGGCATGTTGGACTATGCTCCTGCAATGTCAACCAACCTAAATGTTGATGACACAGGCAATACTTTTGCTGGTGTTCTGAATGGTCGTATGAGAGTCTATATTGACCCTTATGCAACAACCGACTTCGTTAACGTTGGTTACAAAGGTACTAACCCATATGACGCTGGTCTGTTCTATTGCCCATACGTTCCATTAACAATGGTTCGTGCAGTTGGTGAGGACAACTTCCAGCCAAAGATTGGATTTAAGACACGCTACGGCATGGCTTCAAACCCATTCGTTGGTTCAACACCTGCTGATGGTCTTGCTGCTGTCAAGACTAACCAGTACTACAGAATTTTCCGTGTGGACAACATCCTCGGCGCTTAATTCTAATAACAAAAAAACTTAATAAACTGGAGCAGCTTCGGCTGCTCCTTTTTTTAATTAAACATATATAAATAGAATCATGGCAGAGTTAACAGATAATTTTAATTACCTTCAACCTACTTCGTTTAAGCTTACGGTTGACCGAAAGAACTATCCAAACTTGGAGTTCTTCTGTCAATCATTTATTCATCCTGGTATGTTGTTAAACGCAGTTGAAGTGCCTTATAAGAAAATCACCGGTATACCTTTTATCGGTGACAAACTTACTTTTAACGAATTACAGGCAAATATTCTTCTTGACGAAGATATGAAATCATATGATGAAATGTACTCATGGATGAGAAGAATATTAGATGTTGGTAATACACCAGCATTTAATGCCAATACAAATTTACCTCCATCAGTTGCAGATATGACTCTTACTATCTTATCAAGTCATAATAATAAGACAAGACAGATAAGATATATAGATTGTATACCAACAGCATTAACTGATATTCAATTTGAATCTACAGCTGGTGGTGAAACATTTATTTTCTTTGGCGCATCTTTTAGATTCACGTATTTTGAATTACTTGGTGCAAACTATACTACAAATGTAGATGGTAGTCCATCTATTACGGTGACTAAGTCTCTCGCAGGCTAATATATAATTCTATATGATGGAGTTAAAATGATTGATTTGAAGAGTATCCACAGCATGTGGTCTAAAGATTGTGTAATTGATAATATGAATCTAGATGAAGCCTCACGGCAGTCTCCAATTCTTCACGCAAAATATCTTGAGCTATTATCCACGGCTAAACTTATGCTTAAAAGAGCTGAGTTTACGCAAAAGTCTCTTCTTAAACAAAAGTGGTTGTACTATAACGGTAAGCTCGATCAGCAACAGATTGAAGACCTAGGGTGGGAACCCGATCCTTTTGATGGTCTTAAGGTATTAAAGGGGGAGATGGAATACTATTACGAAGCTGACCCAGAGATACAAAAATCAGAAGAAAAAATTCAGTACTATAAAACAATTATAGAAACATTAACAGAAATTGTCGATAACGTAAAGTGGAGACATCAAACTATTGGGAACATGATTAAGTGGAGACAATTCGAATCTGGAAACTAAATCACGCAACTCTTAAAATAGAGTGCGATTCTGGCATTGGACAAGAACTTAATGAGTTCTTTAGTTTCTATGTGCCTGGATATAAGTTCATGCCAGCATATCGTAATAAGATATGGGATGGTAAGATTCGTTTGTTTAACAGACTCAGTGGAGAACTTCCAGCTGGTCTTATACACCACGTAGTTCAGTTTGCACGTACAAGAGATTATAAACTTGAGTCTTTAGATTCTGAATACGGGCTTCCATATGAAAAACAACACGTAGATGAAGAAAGTCTATTGTCTTTTATAAAAGCGCTTAAGTTACCTTATGACGTAAGAGAGTACCAGTTAGACGCTATAAAAAGAGGACTAGAGCGAAAGAGAGGTATTCTATTATCTCCAACTGGATCTGGTAAGTCTCTTATCATTTATTGTTTGCTTAGCTGGTTTCTTTCTCGGCATGAAAAAAAAGTTTTAGTAATTGTACCAACCACTTCTCTTGTAGAGCAAATGGAAAGCGATTTTCGTGAATATGGCATGCCAGAAGGACTAGCGCATAAGATCTATTCAGGTAAGGATAAGGATACCCAATCACCAATTGTTATATCTACATGGCAATCAATCTATAAATTACCTCGTATTTGGTTTGAACAATTCGGCGCGGTATTTGGTGATGAGTGTCATGGATTTAAGTCAAAGTCTCTTACTAGTATCATGAACAAGTGCGGAGAGGCTGAGTACAGATTTGGAACAACTGGAACACTTGATGGAACTCAAACACACGAATTAGTATTACAAGGTCTTTTTGGTAGAACTTATAAGGTTACTACTACTCGAGATCTACAAGATGAGGATCATCTCGCAAAGCTTGAGATTAAACGAATTGAATTAGAGTACACTGAAGACGAAAGAAAGAAGTTTGGACAAAAGACGTATCAAGAAGAGATAGAAGTTATTGTTACTAACGAACGAAGAAATAAATTCATAGCTAAACTTTCGACTGATCAGAACGGTAACACATTAGTACTCTATAATTATGTTGAGAAACATGGAAAGCCTCTTTTTAATATGATAGATAATATAGTAGATAATGATCGAAAAGTATTCTTTGTTTCAGGCGGTACAGATACCGCAGACAGAGAAGCGATTCGTGGAATAGTGGAGAAACAGAAAAATGCTATTATCGTTGCTAGCCTTGGAACTTTTAGTACTGGCATCAATATACGAAACTTACACAACATTATATTTGCCTCACCGTCCAAATCACAGATTCGTGTTTTACAGTCCATTGGTCGCGGTCTTCGTAAAAGTGACGATGGGTCGACAACTATCTTATACGATGTTATAGATAATATTAGCTGGAAAAGTAGAAAGAACTTTGCTCTTGTGCACGCAGAAGAAAGACTTCGAATATACGAGAAAGAAAGATTCGTTCACAAAACCTATAAGGTACCACTAAAATGATCGATCAAACTTTAAAGCAATTTAAGATGTCTAATGACGACGAAGTTATTTGCGAAGTGATTGAGTGGAATAATGAGGAAAATGACGCTGTCATAGTTCGAAACGTGATGAAAGTGATGCACGTAGAGGATTTTGAAAAAAGTATCAGATTCTACGCATTTAGACCATGGATGACTTTTATGGATGATCCGGATGAACTTCACAGTATTAACTCCGGTCATATTATAGCAGAAGTTACTCCTTCAATTGAGATTGTTAAACACTATATCAACGCTCTTAAAGAGATGAAAGACGCGAAAAGAAATAAGAAAAAGAAAGCAAGTGCATCACTTGACGATCTAGCTCAAAAAATGCATGATATGGATGAAGACGAATTTGAGATGTACTTAGATCAGTTAGCAGAACTCGCTGATTTAGCTGGACCAGATTCTGATCTTGGAAAAAACGTGATTAAGTTTAAACCAAAGAAAGGTACCCTCCACTAATGTTTCTGGCCCACCCGCTTCCACCTATACACGTATACGTAAGAAAAGAGTATCTTTATGATCTCGAAAAAGGGCATGGCGAGTTTACACCTGGTGTATGGATATCAGTTAAGTCAACACAATATAAAGCGCTATATTTTGAAACACTGTTAACGGAATACGGTGCTCTTTATGATAAACTTCCGATATCTGCTTTTGTGTGGAAGACAGACCATGGTGAGTTGTTGCCTCTTGATATTCTTCAGCTTTGGGATTGTTTTGATTACCATCTGACAGTAATTGAAAAGCCTCTTCTTTCTCGCTGTGAGTTTTTTGGCAAAGATAAGAACATGCATCCAGGTGAGTATCTGTTCTCTATTGATAACGCGCATCCGGATAAATCCGTGCTTGATATAAATTTTAGTGAATATGACCCAGAACATAAGAGTTTTAATATAATTAAATTGGATAATGGACAATTTGCAGCACAACCTAATAATAGAGTTATTTTTAAGGACTCGAGTCTTACGCTCGACAAATTAAAGATGCCCGACTTTAAGGTATGTACTCAAAACTATTCAGTTGAGACAGAACCTAAGTGGTCAGTCGGACATACAGACGAATGGCAATACAAGACAAAAGACGGTAGATAGTACCCTGCTTACCATTAAGAATCTTAATTTATTATACCATATTTTATTACTGTTGTAAACAGTTATTTTTTCGTCTTAAAACAAAACTTTATAGTTTACATACTCGTTAATCTATTATATAATAGTTATTATGAAAGGATGAGTTATGGCAAAAAGAAAAAGCATACATTATGTCAATAATGCTGACTTCTCTCTCGCAGTAGTTGATTA